GCTGTTGGGGGGTGGAAGGGTGGGGTGTTGCTGTGGGGTGGTCGGGGGTGTTGTTGTGGGGTGGGCTGTTGGGGATGGGGGGTGGAAGCGTAGGGAAGTATGGCAGCGGTTCGTCATGCTTCGCTCGCTGGAACCCCCACGGCGTAGGGTAGCATGGCGGAAGTTAGTCATGCTACGCTCGCCTCGAACGCGATGCTCGACCAAGAAGAAAAAAGGGGACAGCCAAGCCGAAGCCTGACTGTCCCCTGATACTAGTTAGAAAGGAAGATCATCGTCGTCGTCGTCCGGGTGGTATCCGGGGACCTTCGTCCATATCGAATTAAGTC